CTTGTCCCGCGTTTCGTTTAGTTTGTTTATTACAGATAGTAGTTTCATTTCTTAATACCTTTCTTTAATGCGGCCATATTAAATTTAGGCGCTTCACGCCGCCGCTTGGCGTGGACGCGGTATGCTCGTTTTCGGTAGGACTCGCGGGCCTTCTCGCTCTTCTGCGATCGTGCTCGTATACCCAACCGATCATAGACTTCTGTGACTTTCTTGCTGATCGCCTGCTTAGTAATGCCGTAACGCTTGGCCACGGCCGTCATAGATTCAGGCGAACGGTTAAGAGATATATTCAAGACCGCATGGCCCAGCGTGTCCGTTCGGTTGGCCATAGCCGGGTGATCGGCAGACTTATCCATGAGGTGCTCTATCACTTTTGTGATAGTCGCAACCGTTGAGGTTGTGACCGTAATTTTAAGGTCATCGCATGACTCAAAGACCAAGTCTTGCAGGCTATCGATCATGCTTGCTGGATGCGGAATAACCGCTGGAATTCGTTCGATTGCTTCTTGGTCTATCATGATGGCTGGAAATCGCCCCTATCGATGATCAATGGATGGAAACATCGAACCCTATCAATGGATATCCCCTTAAAGGGGGGATATCCATCAATAGGAGTTCTACCTATTTTCGGTGATAGGGTTTGAATAAGTGGTGATAAGATTTTAAAACTCATTTTTGATCCTCATTTAATACGTATTTTTTATGCTTTTCAGTCCCTGTATTCTTAATCAGGCCCTCTGACTCCCAAGCCGCCGTCAAGTCGCGGCTCTTGGTATGACCGACTTTTGACTTATTGCGGATGCAGCTTTGCAAATCACCTGCGCTTATGCCCTTTGCAACGATGTGCTTGTAATCCTCAAAATTAACTACGATCTCCGGCCTGCCAGCCGTCTTGCGTTCAGGCTCATCAGCAGCAATCCACGCTAATCCCACGTCGCTGTGACGCAGGTTGGCGTGAGGCTGAACCGCATTTTGCACTATAATGCCTTTAGAATTGAGATTAGACCGTTTCCCCCGCTTGGTTACCTCAAGCCTATAAATACGCTTTCCTTCAGCATCGTCGCCACAAGGCGCAAGGGTTAATACGCTCCTGGCCCAATTCGTCAGCTCGCTTGAGCCAAAACCGCTATACGCCTTGTCTGCGCCCTGGTATCCGTTGCCCTCCCTAACTGGCTTCGGGGTATGATGGATTAGCATCCACGCAAACCCAGCAGATAGAGATAGTGGATTAAGCATATTGCGCAGGAACGCACTTGCCGTCTCTTGGCTAGAAAGATCGCCACCGATAAACGCAAGCAACGGGTCAATCCAGACCAGGTCAGGCTTATGCTTTTCGACTAAACGACGCACACGATCCACGAACTTTTCCCCAGTGGATGTACAGTCACGCACGATGGTCACGTTCGCCATAACTAACGCTTTCTGCTTTTCGGTTAGGTTCATCGCCTTAAACACGCCTTGGATTGATTCAGCCACGTCTCCTTCGTCGTTCTCGGCCTGAATGATTAGGGACTTAAGCCCGTTGCCGTGCGGATTGATCCCAAAGAACGACTCAGCGATTGCCCAGGTGATAGCGGCCTGCATACAAAGAACGCTCTTACCGAGGCCACTGCTACCCACCCACAAGGCCGATCCTCCACGACAGATCCAACGTTTTCCTAGTAGCTGGGTGGGGTCTTCAGTTTCCTTAAAATTAAGCAAATCGTCCCACTTGTACGGATCGGGAATATCGCCAAATAAAATGCGCTCTTTCCATTGCAAGAATGAGATCGAAGGTGTGCCACATTCCACTAGCTCTTGCTGATTGCCTGTGGCCGTCCTCATAGCACCGGGCAACCTAGACAATCTCCCTGCGTCCTTTGTCGAGGAATCAACCTTACTGTGCTCTAAGTGCTTAAATATGAAATCAACACGTTCAGTAAATTCAGCTTCATTATCAGCGTCAATTTTTACCCAAGCATGAAGGCTGCGTGATCCACTCTTTATAATACAAGTTGTAGGCAATCCGCTTTTCTTAATAATTTTCCACTGCTCATCCAAGGTGCTTTCATCAAATTCGATTAGAACGTGACGCCATTTAGTAACATGCTCTTTCTTGCGGCCTTTCCCATTGTTAGGGTTAATTGAGACATACACTCCAACGGCTGAACCCTGCCACTCTTTCAATCCGTCTCCCTTATAAAGCTCTAACCACTCCTCACGTTTTCTAGTTTCACCAGTACCGTCAGGCCGCTCACGATCGCCGTCCCTAATCGAACGACAGATATTGATGCTTTCGCCTAGCTCAAAAGCCTCGGCTAAAAATTTCTCTACTGGCTGGGCCTCTACGCTTTTAGGCATTTGAGGCACAGGCAAATCCTCTCGAACTATCGCCCCGTTCTGATAGCCATATTTGGCTTTTGGCTTCCACGCCTCGCGCTGGGGTTTGCTATAAGCAGATTTTACAACTGCCACCACCTCCTTCTGCGTTAGTCCGAACTTATGGCCCCATATCTCGGCCTCCGTCTCTGCATCAAACTGCGACAATCCCTGATCACGGAATTGCAGTGCCATTTTAAAAAGCTCGTTATTGCGATGCCCTTCTGGGGCTCCATTGTGGTAAATGGCTTCTGTGGCAGGCGGTAGTGCGATCATTTGCTCTCCTTCGCTTTCTTTGCCTCAACGGCTTTCGCCTTATATCCCTCGGCCTGCTTCAGCATTTCGGTTGCCATAAGAACGGCCAGATCCAGCCGGGTGCGTACTGCATCGTACTGCTTCTTTAACAAATTCTTTTTCGCACGTTCGAGCACGGCGAGATGCCAGGTGAGGCGTTTTACACTCACCACTGCCCCATTCCCCAACGGTGGCGATTGGCGCGGGCCTCTCGCACACAGTCGGCGTACTGCTCCGGCGTGTAGGTGCAAATCACGCGGGCGGAGAACATTGTAAGAAGCTGCTCAAATGTCATAGATTTGCCCTTGATAAGAATCATCTTCTCGCGTCTCGGCTTTGGTTTCTTCGTTTGCCAGGTCTTCTTGCACTTCTTCTGTTCCGCAGTTACACACCTCAGAATCAATGTGTATGTAGCAATTCAGAGCATGGCCGGGGTAACGACTTAACTTTTCTGATTCAACCTTTAACTCAGCCCAAATGTGTTTGCTAAAGTTCACAGCACCGCCTTGGGCAGCGGCCCTGCCAGTTTGTAATGGTACTTGCTGGCGTCGTATTTCAGCGGATAGCCAAAGAAGTCACGCAGCAGATCAATGTCCCGCTGGATGGTCTTGTAGCTACATTCGAGCTTAACGCCCAACCTAGCACAGCTCGGCAGCGTCAGATCCCGGCGCAGCATTCCAGCAATCACGCCCAGGCGGCGAAACGTTGGACGAGTGTCCCCAAGGCCAGCAGCCCGATTGCGTTTTGATGCGAGCCTAGCGGCTGTAGTGCTCACTTCATCACCTCCACCATTGCCACCTTCGGCAGCCGCATCGCGTTAAACTGCTTTTCGCTGGATGCAAACACGTCCACTACTGGCAGCTTTCCACCGCTCGCCTTCTTGCTTTTAACGGCAGTACCAGTATCCACAGCCACCCACTCACGCTTCCCGCCCATCACGCGGATCTTGCTCCACAGCGGAATGATGTCCGGATCGACTGCGCAGTGACGGCCAGCACGCAATTTGGTGCCAGTGCTGGATTGATAGCGGCTGCTCCACTCGTCCTCACCCGGCCAGTAGCCAGTGATACGAACTTTAATCTTCTTCACGTCGATCTTCTTTGCGATCGGTCGCAGATCGATTAGTGCGTTACTTAGCTTAGTCGTGGTAAAGCCAAACAGAGCGAGAATTGAAAGCAACGTTCTCATAGCCCTGGCCTCATCCTATCAATCAGATCGTTCTCGCGTCCTTCAGCAGCCGCCAACGCAGCCTTCGCCTCCGCCAGCTCACGGGCCAACGAGCGCACGCGGTTTAGTAACTGCTCGTGGGTGGATTGTTCCGGTAGGATCTCAATCACAACTTCACCTCACGCGGGTCGTACTTCTTCAGCCAGCGCCACACCTTGCAGATGGACGTGAACGCCTCGAACGCAAAGCAGACCTGCTCTGCCGTGTATTTGACCTCTGCCAACTGCCCCGTCACTGGATCGATCAACACG